TCTAGCTTGTTGAACAGGTCCATCGTAGAGTGTAGGTCAGCAGACAGGTACTCAGACAACTCATCGTGTGGTATTTCTCTGGTTGTATACCCTTTGTTGAAGTAGTCCTTTAGTGTACCCATCTTCTGTGTGTCACAGTCGTATCTCTCAGCCAAGTACCCAAGGCTAAGAGGTTCTTTCTGTCCACGTTGTAGTATGTAAGCACCAAGCATAGTATCGAACACCTCACCAGTATATGTGAAGCCTGATTCCCATATCCATATAAGGTCATGGGCTGCATTGTGCATCACCAAGAGGTGTGTATCATCCAGAATACTCTGAACAATACGACCACCCTCAGTGCTAGGTTGCTGCTCACTGTGGTCAAAGGTAACTATCTTTTGCTCAGAGCCTGATGGCCCTTGGCATAACATACCTACCATAGTAAGGGAGTTCTCTGCCTCGAATGGGTCAAGCATAAGCTTACCATTACGTTTAAGAGTTGTGTTCTCCACATCTAGTACTGTTACATGTCTCATTTTATTCCTTCTATTACACTCGTTGCTTCTTGTATAGTCATTTGAAACCACTCACCTGCTTTAACATGGGACTGCTTAGAAATTGTGTGTGCCTCTGCCTCTGCTTTACGTCTGTCAGTAAATGGTTTGCTATACTCTAGCTTATAGTCACGATGGGGGCTACTTGTTTGATATCCCTTGAGCCTATCTTCAGAGTCAATAGCCATACCTATTTTCACCCACCCAACAAAAGCAGGGTTGGTAATAACATACACCTCACCCTCTGTACTATCCTCATAGTTTACTAAGGATGAGAATGCAGCGTCACCAAAGGTTTTAAACTTTCCTGCCTTATATAGAGGATGACTTCTTGATATGTATTTACCATCAACAAACATTTGAGTTTTATTATACTCACGTTTAGTCTCTGGATTATCTTTATACCAATACTTTTTACCTGTGTTAGGATTTATTTCGTTAGTGTGTATCATACTTCGTACCTCGCTGTTTTATAATTGAGTTCACAATGAACTATACCATGCCACCCTGATAGTTTATTCTTAACTACGTTTAGGTGACGTTGTGTATCTTCTTCTTCCTGTCCTTCTACAGGTGGGTTCTTAGCTATAAGTATCATCAAGTCAGCTTCAGCAGCTTTACCTGTACGTGAGCCTTCCATCATTGCTTGGTTCAGCACAACCTTGTTCTCTGCATCAGCAGATAGCTGTGACATATAAAATATAGCACACTCATGTTGCTTGGCAATCTGTCTTGCATGAATAGCATTAGCCTTGAGTGCTTCATCTGTCCTAGCAAATCCTTGTGTACGAGCAAACTTATCACCCATGTCTAGTATAACTATATCAGGTTTATAAGATTTACATACACTCTCTACCCATGACATATCTCTTCCAGTAGCATCCTTTACTTTAATATTCTCGCTAATGTTTTTGTATATGTCTCTAGCCTTACTAGGATTCTGCTTAACTTCTTGCATAGTCATGCCTGTAGCTGCTGTTAAGTATCTAGCACCAACACGATGTGTGCCTTCTTCATTACATAGTATTACACACTTAGCACCCTGCTGTGCAAAACCATTTGGCCCTGCAACTAAACTCGCATGGAAGGATGTCTTACCTGTATTGGGTCTCGCACCTACCTCTATCAAGTGTCCTTCGTTCACACCCTCTACCTTACGTGTAAGTGTAGGTATGTTGAATGTCCACTGTGCTTCCAAGTCATTCTTAGAGAGCAGTGTCTCAATGTCCATATCATCCCATTGTATATTTAAGTCAGGCGTGAAGTCATCACCATACTGCTCAAGTATATTACGTATAGGCTCTAGGTTAGACATAGTACCATTGACCATTTCAAATCCCAGATTAGCTACGTCTTCTCCAACTACTTGTTGAAACAACTTGGACAACACTTCCTGTGCTATATCACTACCCATAGCTGACTCTTTCTTGACCTGATTAAATAGGGAAGAGTATGCTTGTTTCTGTGCTGTAGTTAGCTGTGCATTATTTGACATAAACAATGCCTCAACCTCAGCAGGAGTCACAGTACGGTCATATCGTTGCATCGCTGTGTCTATGGTACACTTAATTTTTCTTACATCTTTGCTGAACAAACGATCAGGGCAACGCGCACCACGATGATCATCATAAAAGCCTTTGTCCATTAGGCTACGTATTAAAGATAATTCCATTTTATACTCCTAGTGTTGTTAGTTTTTCAATGTCGTTAGGGTGTCTATATTTTAAATCATTAGTTAGTTTAAAAGCCATTACATTATCTACATAGCCTCGTAGTTCTTTAGTAAACTCTAGTGTCTTGGGTAGCGCATCAGGATCTAACGCTATAATTGCTGTTGAGAACTGCGATAAGAACCTCTTGTGTCCTTCTGATAGGGATGTACCCAACACAGCGACCCCGACATATACATCACTACCTACAATTGCAGCACTTATACAGTCCTCAACAACTACAGCGACATTACCATTACCATGACTATAAGGCAAGTCGCTTTTACCATATCGTTTCCATTTTGGTATTCTATGTGTGATACTTCTGCCACTAGCATCTACCATCACACCTGATTTAACCACAGGAAATACGACACGACATTCTTTTACATCATACAACAGACCTAATTCATCAGGGTCTATATCCCATTGATTACAGAATATAGCTATTGCTTTATTATCTTTTACTAACCATTCGGGCTTACTAAAATGTACCTCTTTAACTTCTTTAGTAGTACGATTAAAGTATTCTTGTATGTCATCTTTACTTAGTTGTACCTTTACTCTTCCACCTCTGTGCAGGTCACAACTGTTTCTATAACACCTATACAGTATATTTCCCATATCATTTGTAACTGAGAACTCTTTCATATTACATGATGGACAAGAAACTCTTACACTTTCTCCCACTGTAAGTGATAATTCATTTATATAATTATTTACATTCATTATGTATCACTTTTATTGTTACAACATACTGTTGATTTTAAACTATCTGATCTCTGTGTCAATGCATTATTTGCACTAAGGTAAGTATGTTTCATATATGGTTGCACAGAAGACACATGTGTATGTCCAGTCACTGCCATAACTTGTGGCAATGGTACACCTGCATCCACCATTTGTGTTACTCCTGTCCTTCTCAAGTCCATTAATCGTAGTGTCTCAGGTAGTCTAGCCTCACGCATGATGACCCTACCATTCTTAGATAGTCGCTCCAAGGGATAAGGTCTGAAAGACCCCTGTATGGGGCTAGGATGAGGTGCTACGTACCTTTGAAAGCCAAAGTCTACACGTTGTTCTTCTAACATGGTCATCAAGTCATCAGATATAGGTAAAAATACCTCTGCTCTACGCTTACTTTGTTCAAGGTGTAACTGCCTCTCTTCCCAGTGTATATTATCCCATTCTAGTGTCCTCATATCACCTAATCGTTGACACCATTCGTATGCCATTTGGATAATGAGTCCAACATTACGATACTGAAACTTAGAGTATGCAACATCAAGAAAATCACGTACATTATCCTCTGTCCATACAACTTTCCTCTTCTTTACTGTCTTACGTTTTATATTAGAGAATGGATTTAGTATAGCGTGTTCCATCTCAATCGCATAGTTAAATACACGTGAAGCACAGGTAGCTGTATGGTTTGCAAGGCTCACACCACGCAACACCCACTCTTCATAGATACCCTTGGCAACCTTTGTGGTTACATTTTTATATTTAACTGTGCCAATTTTGTCACACACAATACTCAAGAAGTATTTGTAATCTACTTTAGTTGTATCACGTAACATATTGAAATCATTAGACTTATAGTATAAATCAATCAGATCTTTGACTGTGCTACGATCAGTGATCACAAATACCTGCGACTGTGTGTCACGCCAGTCATCTATTGCTTTGTTGTCATCACGTACAGTTTTACGTACTTGTTGCAGGTCAGTGCCAAAGGTTTTTCTGGTCACTACACCTGCATCAACAAGGTTTTGAGGTGGGTTGTAACGATACTCCCCACTCTCCCTCTTTTGTACATATCTTGGTAGTTTATTCATTACGCATACTCTCTGCTCAGACCAGTAGGTGTGACATTTAAAAACTGTGGTGTACTGATCCATTTAGACACCTCTTGCTCACGTGCAAACATACTCACAGCACGTGTGTCATTGCCTGTATTACGTAGGCTGAACCCATTACGTTCATCAGCATAGGAAGCATAGTTAGTAAACGCGCTATACAAGGCAAACTTATTGTGACCTCGCACACTTGCCTCATGCATGTACAACTCATACATCTTCTTAGCCTTACGCTCTGACTTGATGATGTCGTCAAGAAGATTGCTAACATCCACATAAGTAAAGTCTGTGTCTGCCCATGTCTGTAGTC